GAGCCTTTTTCAGCTGCTTGCGGAACCTCCCCCAGAGCAGTTGAATCTTCTTTGGTGGGATCCACCATATAATCATCCAACATTTCTTCATATTCTTCGATATAATCAAAATAAGGTTTTTCTTCTTTTAAAAATGTGTAAATGTTATATAAAGTAAAGTCAATGGCATTTATATCCTCGTCAACGGGCTTAACAATCGCGGCCTCAAGTGATCCGTAAATGTTACCCCCCTGAATGCTCCCCAGTTCGATTAATCCCTTTTTCCTCAAATATTCAAATAAGCGACTTTCAGAGTGGTACACTTCATCTGAAAACTTTTCTTTGGGAAAGGCTAAGACTTTATTTTTTTGAGTAAGAATAGCAATATCCATTTCTTTATGGTCAAAAATTAATACATTGCCGTCCAAAGTTTTACGAGCTTGGAGTTCAATTGATACTTCCTTCTTTTTTCTATGGACTTTGATGTTAATGGCCATTAGGTATTAATTTCCTTAACTAATTTTTGTATTTTTAAAATATCTTGAATCATCTTCGAATCAATCAGTCGGTCGGAGCATTCATTAAGAAGTGCTAATACATCTTTAGTTTTATGCACCATAGCCTTATCTTGTCGGATATCGGACAAATTAATCGCCTCAGATAAAAATACTTTTAGGCGCCCTATCTCTTCATTCAAAAATACTTTTAATTCGGCGCCGTCGTCGGCAAAAGAGGAAATAAATTTTGTTAATAATTCTTTTTGTTCGGATATTAATTCATTATCGTATTTTTCATTAAACTTGTGAATAAATGTTTTAAGGGTTAAATTGTCCAGAGCCTCTAAATCATTCTCAGTCGAGGGGCTTTGAATCATTCTTTCAATGAGTTGGCTTTCTTTTAGAATGCGTTGTTTTGTTTTGGTTTCGGAATTAAAAATTTGATAAATGGTGGCGATATCGCGGTAATTGGGAACAAAATTGGTAAAGACATCTTTAGATAATAATTTATTAATTTTATTTATTAATTGAGTTTGTTCGATGAATAATCTCTCTCCATCTAAAACACAATGTTGCATCCGAGATTCAAAAATAAGTTTTTCTGCCACATGACGATCTACATTGGTAGTTTCTAATATTCCTTTATATAAGTCAAGATCTTGAGCTAAAAAAGAATCACTCTTAAAATTCTCGCGGACGAGAGAGATAATAATTTTTTTCTTTTTATTATCCTCTGCGACGATACTTTTAGTTAATTCTCTTATCAACACCTCAAAAATAAAGGCTGTATTTCGCTTTTTGTTATGTTTTTGTCTCATCTTTTTCTTCTTCATCCACAGTAATCTCCGCTCTCTCTAAATCTGATATCAGAGTTTTTATTTCTGATCGCGATTCAAAAAGTAACTTTTCATCTCGATTATAATTAGGTTCTTTATTTTCATAAACCCCTTTTGCTAGAGAATTAAAAGCCTGTAATGCAGGAATTACTTCTTTAGGTTTTGGAAACGCCCGGGCAGTATTATTTTGAGGTCTCCCGTCTCTACCATCGCCTCCGCGATGGATCTTGGATACATATTTTTTACCTTTAGCTTTTTTAGTTAAAGATTTTTTAGTTCGGGCGCGGTTTCTATCATCTCGTTTTGCGGGAGGAGCGGCCAATAAGCCCCCCTCGTCTTCTCCGCCCGCATCTTCGGCGCCTAGATCTTCACCGCCTAGATCTCCTCCCATGTCTTCGCCGCCTAGATCTCCCATGCCGCCCATATCGCCGCCCATATCGCCGCCTAGATCGCCTCCGCCTGCTTCCATAGCGTTGGCCGCTTGCTCCGCCACTTCCTCGGCTGCAGCATTAAGAGCCGATTCATACTTACGATCAAAGTAGATTTCTCGTTGATTGCGCAAAAATTCTTCATCGGATAGTCCCAATAAATGTTGAGATATCCATCGACGTGAAAAATAATTCTCCATCGCACCACCGGCGATATCAAATTTAGATTGCCAAATTTCTAATTCCTGCATCTCAGCAATTTTAGAAGGATTGTTCAAAGTTAAACGAAAACTAATTAAATCATCACCACGGAAACCCAAAGTATACAAATGAATGATGCCAATTTTTTCCAATTCACTAATAACGGATCTTTGTAAACGTTGAATTGTTCTTGAAAAACGAATATCCTTTTGAGCTAATGTAGTTTGGTCTTCTGACACCTCTCGGTCGGCCGATAAGTACGCTGGAGGGATTTTAACCGCTGCGAATAGTTTATCGCGCAAATATTTAACATCATCGATGTCGCCAGTAAAAGCGCCACCTGGTAAGGAGTCGATTCTAGAATTTTCTCCGCCGCGAATTGGAATAAAATAATCTTCTTCTACTGAAAGTGGATTATATCGCAAATCTACACGACCAGTTTGAGCATCTACTACCTGATTTCGTTTCATCGCAGTGATGGTTTTTTGAATAAAAGTTTCTACGTCTTGGGGAGCGATATTTCCTACATCAATATAAAATACACGTCTTTCTGCAGAGCGCACGATTCGATAAGCCATCATCGCGTCTTCCATAAGAACAAGTTGGCGCCATATACGCCTTCCGGGCTCTAGGACAGCCGTTCCATAGGGCGCATATTTATCATTCCCCAGAATACGAAAATGAGCTACTTGCCAATTCTCGAATGTCAGCCCTGCCGAGTTCCATTGAAATTGAACGTAATTCGGATTGGTGGGATCTTCGCCCTCTAACCGTTCGATTTCTTTTAAAGGTAATGCGACGACGCCTTTAACCCCGAGTCTCTCGTCTATATCCAGATAAAGCATAAAATCCCCAAACTTACACATACTCCTACACCAACCAAATAGATTGTGCTCTAAATTAATAATATTTGTATATAAAGAATTTAAAACAGCCTTGATTTCATCATTTTGACACTTAATATCCAACATTGGTTGTAAAGATGAATGTGTTGTCATTTCATCGGCGTAAATATCAAGTCCCGAAGCTAATTCTGGCATATATTCCATTTGTTCATAGTCAGTATAACGTTCCGCGCGGTTTTGTTGTGCCATGATTTTGGAATGCATCACATCAAAAGGACTATAATTGGCGCGACGAAATTGCTGTCCGCTAGCAGACCTAAATTTAGAAGCGTATTTATCTATATCGGTACGCTTGATTTTCCGATTTATTTGTGTGCGCCAATTTACAATTGGACCAGAAAATAAACGAGTTAATCTCTGAAATAATTGTGATTGAGGGTTATAGGGGTTACCTTTACTACTGTCAGCCATTTTTTATCCTTTAATTAGCCATGCATATTGCTCGTATTCTTCTTTAGCTTTGAAAAGTTTTTCATCCAAAGCCTCTTTGCGATTATACCCTTCCATCCCAGGAAGAGTAGTATTAAGTTTTGTATTAACCGCTATCATGGAATTGAGACATGCTTCTTTATATTCTATATCTCGTCTATTGGCAGTCAACGCGGTATCGCGGACCCAACAAGCAATAGCCAAAGCAATTATTAAATCATCATTATAGCCTCGCATGGCTTGTGGTTTTCCATTATACCAAATAAATGTCTGTAGTTCATTAATCAAACGTAATGAATACGTTGTAATTAATTTATTTCTTATAAATTCTTCTAATTTAGATATAATGAGGGGACGTGTCTTGGTGGAAGTGGTAAATCCCGGTACAGCCGTTGGATCATAGTGCCCTCTGTGGCTTTCCATAAATTCGTGAGTTCCTTTAATAGAAAAATATAAATTAGGGTATTCTAATTCAATTAATTTTTCCAATATAGAAATTCCAATTCCCACATTTTCTACCACCAAAAGGCAATTCCCATATTCTTGCCCCGCTTGGAAAAGAATGTTAGAATACATATCTAAATTTGGTTTTCCTTGGTATTCTACCACCACTTCCATAGTTTCTAATTTAATTATGTGGAAAACTGAAAAATCGGCTCCGTCACCACGGGCTACATCAGCTACAAGCAAATATGAACACGCTGGTTCATATTCCTCCCAAATCCACATATTTCTGTCAAAAGAAGTTCTATATTTAGGCTCTCTGACAGACTTTGCAAGATAAGCTATATCTTCGGGGTGGATCACAGACTCCCCAGATGTATTAAAATTGCACTTTAACTCTTGGGCTATTTCCCGGGTGGACATATTCCTAGTTTCTTTGTCGAACCATGCCTGGTCCCTATCTGGATGGACATCCCAGAGAAGCTTGATGGGGTGAAAGTCATTATTCCCTTCTTCCGCTTCCGAATAAACTTTGTGAAACCAATTTCCCACGCCATTCGGCGTGGAGAGCGCGATTACACGACCACCGGTAGAGATAGTGGGGTACAAGCCTGCCCATAAATCACTCAAATTTTCAACATGGGCGGCCTCGTCAATAACAAGCAAAGAAAGAGCCTCGGATCGGCCCGCATCCCCCGAAGTCGAGGCGGCCTGTATCTGAGAGCCATTTGATAATTCAAAAGAGGCTCGGTTATCAATAGAAATGCCCGCTACCAACAACCAGTCAGGCAAATTTTTTAAAATGGCTTTGACTTTTTTTACTAAATTCGAAGCTGTTTTAAATTTGGTCGCCATGACGAGAATATTCTTATCTCGGTGAAAAAGCATCATCCACACAATATAAGCCCCAGTAATGGTAGAAATCCCCAACTGGCGCGCTTTTAAAATAACATTAAAGCGGTAGTCATTAAAATCTGTTAATAAATCACTTTGATAGGGGTAAGTTTTAAAAGGGACTAATCCATGAACGGGATGAGCGATCCGAGCATAATTATTAATAAAATAATTTGGATCTTTACCACATTTCAGAATTTCTGTTATTATCTCTTTTTTTGAAAGAGTATACGTCATTAGTCCTCTTGGGTATTATCGAACCCACCTTCTTCAAGAAATTTATAATAATTAACTGCCATAGGATCAATCACGCCTTCGCCCAAGGTGTCGACATTTTTGAGTCCGCCGATCTTAAAAAGCTTATGAGACATAACAAAAGTTCGAACTCTAGAAGTATTTTGGACAAAACATGTTACCTCTCCGTGTGGGGTGAGGCGTAGTTGCTTACCCGTGATCGATTTATATTCTTTTTTGAGAAAATCCGCAATTCCATGAATCCGGCGATCGCATTCTTCCTCAAAGCCTTGGGCATAAACATCTTTTAATCGGATATCAGCTTCGTAATTAATTTGAAGCATATCACCAATAAATTTCACTCCAAAGCCATCGATCACGCGGGTGTCCACAATCGGACAACCTTCTTCTCGCGAAAGAACTCCGACTTTTGCAATTTTGCCATCTTCGACAAATCGTTCATCGTGGGCCCCATCATAAGCATTTGCGGCTGCTTGATTAATACCTTGTATAATTTCTAATGTTGTCGCCATTTATTTATTTTCCTTTTTTGGTCGCCATCCAGATTTCCATCTTTCTTCTCGATCTTCTACCCACTGAACATAACACTTAAAACAACAATCAAATTTAGTCATATAGATATCATCTCGGATATCAAATGAGTATTTATCGCAAACCGGGCAATTTCGATTATCATCTCTATTAAATAGTTTTTTAGAGATTAAAACACCATCAACTTCTACTTTATCTTTCTTCTTTTGAATTAAATCTTCTTTTTGATATAATTCTTTCAATTGTTCTTGATATTCTTGTTCTTTATCGTCGGTCCACTCCTTTTTGGGGTTATCAACAGACTTTTTTCCATATTTTTTAGAAATAGCCTTTTCATATTGAGCAATTTTATTTAATTTGTCGCTCATTTTCCATCGACAGCATATACAATAGCAACTGAGGTTAGTACTCCGATTACAAAGCTGCCAGCAACAATGAAACCCGTGGCTACTTTGCTTGGCTTTTTAGCAATTATTTTTCTTAATTCGTCCACCTGGGCATCATAAATAGCTAATGAAGCTTCATAGCGTTCTTTCTGAAAGCGAATGGTAATATTTAACTGATCAACCTCAAAATCATATTCTTCTTTTTGAACTGCCAATCGGTAAGCCATTTCTAATTCGTAATCTTCTTTCACAAATTCGTAATCCGACAAAATTTTCGCTGTGGCTGCAGGGTCAAAAAGGGTTCCGGTAAATGGAACTTCGTTGCCTTCTTGGACAAACGTAAATTGTCCGTCCGACGCATATGCCCCATTGATATAAAGAATAAAAATTAAAAATGTTTTAATAAAATTATTCCACATATTCTAATCCAAATGTTTCAGAAATTTTGTCGGCTAATACTTCCGGTTGTTCTTCAAAATCACGCACATGCATTTCTGCTCGTTCTTTTCTCGCTTCTTCTAAATCTTCGCGTGTATCATTATAGTCTTCTTTGAGTTGATTTAACATTTCTTCATAATTTTTCAGCGTATTGTCTCGTAAGGCAAGTTCTTCAGCATAAAGAGCCTTCATAACCTCTATCTCACTTTCATAAGAGGATACGGCTACATCAAAACTATCTTTCAAAGCCGAATAATTGTTGCGCGAAAAAAATAAAAAACCCATTAATCCAATAAGAGCGATAGTTTGCCAATACTTTGCTAAAAATTTGCCAACTCCGGTTATAAGATCACCAAAATTAATATTTATCACACTCCCCCCTTAAGTTTTACAATTGCGTCAATTACGGATTGACCACCGATATAAAGTGCGCTTAAAATAAGCCAATCTCCACTATCGATATGCGCTGTGAACATTAAAGCTGTTGCCGTACTCCATACCAACAATTTCCGTGAAACTACTTTCTCTAATACGCGGTCCAAAAGACCTTTTGCTACTTTTGCCATTGTCATGTATTCTCCTTTAGCCTATAATTAGTTTGTTTACTGTTGAACGAAAGCATAACCTTCTTTTTTGTCAATAGTGACTTGCATATCTACACAATCTTTTAAAGAATCGACGTGAGAGATTAAAAGAACTGTTTTGAAATATGATTTGATTAAATCCAGGATATCAATAAAACCCTGCATATTTTCTTCATCCAAAGCGGTCCCAGGCTCGTCTAAAACAAAGATATCGGATTTGGGTAAACTCGAAACCGACAATAAAGCCAAACGAATAGCGACAGCCGCAATTGTCTTTTCGGCACCGGAACCCATCTCTAGCGGACGTGGATTATATTCTGGATGTTTGATAAAAATATTCAGTCTCTTGCCGTCGTCTTCGAAAAATACTTCGAAATCAACAATATTTGCTAAGATCTTAGCTATCTCCTCGTTAATAACTGGAAGTCGTTTTTTGATAATGTCATAGGCGATCCCATTCGGATGCATGCATCGTAAATAAAGATCATAAGCGGCATACTCATCGCGCAAATCAGTAAATTGTTGTTTTTGTTCTTTGATATTTTCTATTTTCTGTTCATAGGAGCCAATTGTTTTATAAAGCGTCAATACATCTTCCTGGCACGCGTCGTAGAGCCTCTCTACCTTAGTTATCTCCCACTTGAGAGACTTTTTGGTTTTTAGCAAGCTTTCTAAATTTTCAATAGCGTCCTTATTAAGTTCATATTCGGAAACCTTGCCCTCAAGGGAAACTACTTGGTTCATTAAGTCTTTGATAATAGAAGAATTCTTTTCTACCTGCAAGTCGGAATTGATTATATCGTTAGAAAGAGTATTTTTCTTCTCAGTCACTTGATTATATTTGTCAATATGTTCTTCGACTCTTTCAGGATTAATCAAGGCCACCTGATCGGCTAGGTCTTCGATAGATTCCTCAAAAATATCAATTTTTTGTTTATTGGTGGGGATTGTCGCCCTGGAAACATATGCGTCTTTGATGAATTTACAAGTTGGAAACTGCGTCCCGCACGGGATCCCGTCCAATAGCTGCACCCTATTTGTATTCCGGTCTAATTCCTCTTCTTCTTTATTTAAATCGGATTCTAGCGCTTCGAGTTCGGCAACCATTTCATCAATTTTATCTTGATCTTCATAGAGGCTTTTAATGTCAAAATTCTCGATAAAGTCAATAATTTTTTGATATTGATTTTTCTTATCGTCGCGGTCTAACAGTAATG